AGGTAGTTTCTGTTCGTTCATCTTTTTTCTCCTTCATACATTTGTCGTTAATGTCACACCATACGATGTGTTCGCACCTACAAATTTTGTCCTCCGGCTTGTTAGACTTTTGGACAAAAAACTTAAATATATTCATCGCACAACCCCCTCCAATCGGTCTGCAACTAATTTAGCATAGCCGGCGATGTCAACCCACGAATCGGCGTAATTCGGATCGCCGTTTAAGATGCGCGCAATCTTATGCACGATCATCTCAAGGGCTTCCTTCTGGTCTGGGGCAAGCCGCGCCCATCCTTCTTCTTGTTTCATCATGTCTTTTATCGTCTGCGAGATACTCGCATGATCCTTAAATAGACCGTAGCGCTTACCGCGCTCGGTCAGTATGGCGTCTACGCCTTTAATCGGATGCGCGTACCCTTGGGCGTAGTCGCGCGCCTGTTGCTCGCGTACGATGTCGGCAAGCGTTTCAATGTTCTTCATGGCTGTCGTGCCTCATTCATAATCTCGATACGTTCGCGGTCTGCGCGTAGCGCCGTGTAGCGCTGGTGCAACCGCTTTAGTATAGATGAGCGCCGTGCCGTTGCACGCTCTTCGTTCAGTAGCTCTAAGACGTCACGCTCGCTTAGGCTATGCAGTTCGTTATTTAGGCTGCGCCAAGTTTTCAATTTTTTGCTCCAAGTCCGCAATGCGTGAGGTGACGTTAAATAATGCGCGCTGGACAGCGTTAGCCTGGCGCTGCCGGATGGTTAGCTCAACCTTTGCTGCTTTGAGCTTGGCTTTGTAGAGTTCTAATCGTTTCATCATATTCCTTAATCATTTGTGCAATTTCAAGTTGTTCTTGCTGGGTAATCAATCCGGTGTTTAATATCTCAATCGCCCTTTCTAGCGTCATGTGTTGCGCTCCCGTAACTTGGCTTCTATCTCACGGGCAACGCCGCTACCGCTCAAGCGTTTGTCATACATTGCAATTTCCTCTTCAGTCAACCCTACCCATTGACGCTGTGCAACATATGTTTGTGTGTCATCGTCATCATTGTTCATGTGCGCTTCTCAATGTTGTAAAACCAATCGTCCCCCGCAGACCATTTGCGGGTGCCATCCACCGTCCAGATGTTGCGGGCAGCTTGAAAGTCAGGGAATTTTGTCTCAGCGGGAATCAGCGACTGGTCATACCACAAGCACCGGTTGTTGGGTTGACAAGCAAACTGCCCATTGTCTAACCGTATCCAGTTAAAACTTTTATGTTCTTCAGCTTGCTCTGTGAACCCAGTGTCAACCTCTAGCCCGTCAGCGCAAAAGTCTACGGTGAACAAGTATGTGCCAAAGTGCCATTGCTTGTTTTTACCTAAAAATTTCACTTCAAGGTTACGCAAACCAATCTTTTCAATGACCGTAAACTTGTAACCCATGCAATCCCACAACTGAAGCGTGTCGATGGGCAACATGGCGGGGGCGTTTGTATGCCAGACATAGGCGTGTATAGGTAACTTGTCGTAAAGCGCACCGTAAGCTGGTAACAGGCTTTCAATGCGAAACACTTGTCCACGCAGAGCTTTCAAACTTACCCAAATTGCAGGCTCAAACTCGCCGTGACCTTTCTCAAAGTTATACAAAAACTCACGCCGCACAAAACACTTAATCGGCGGCAGTGACGCAACGATGTAACTCATTTCAACGCCTCCATAGCAATGTCAGACACGGCGCGCTTGTTGTGCAGCGCCGCCCAAATTTTCTCATCAACGGTTTTGTTGGTGAGCAGTACATAAACCCACACGTCATGCTTCTGGCCCGAGCGGTGCAGACGCCCTACGGTTTGTTCGAACAATTCAAGACTCCAAGGCAGTGACAGAAAGACCATCCGGCAACCGCCGTGTTGCAAGTTAAGCCCGTGCCCTGCTGACTTGGGGTGGACAAGTAGCAACTCCACTTCTCCCTTATTCCAGCGCTCAATAGCGTCTGTGTCGTCAAGGGTAACGGCGTGGGGGTACTGGTGCTTGAGCATGGCAAGTTCTGCGGTAAATGAGTAAACAATGATGGTGTTGGCACGTTGGTTTTCTTCTAACAAATCATCTAACAAATCAAACTTATGTCGGCTTAACCAAATGGCAGTTTGCGTGGTATCGAACTTGCCTGGCCGTTCGCTTGCAAACGTGTCGGTTTGATAGATAAAGCCTGATGCCATCTGTTGCAGTTTGCCGGTCACGACCGCTGCGGTGATCGCCTCAATGTGTGTATCGCCAAAACGCAGCACCATGTCTTTTTTCATCGTCTTGTAACTCACCATGTCCATGTCACAGCGCATCTCAACGGTGTGGCAGGGCGGCAGCTTGTCGGCGTACTCACCAGGCTCAAGCAGATAGGTCGCCGGTTTGATACGTTCCATGACCGATTGCAACGCCTTGGGGCGTGGCGCCCACTCGCCGTATTCTTTGTTCATCAACACAAAATAGGTCTGCATAAACGCGCCCTTGCTGCGCCCAAGCAAGGATTGGTCAACGATCTTGCATTGGCCGAACACATCTTCTAGGCCGTTCGACGTAAACGATCCGGTCAGGCCCCACCGCACGGTCATGGGTTCGATGACTTTAAGCAACGCTTTGAAACGCGCGCCCGAAGGGTTCTTTAGCCGTGTCAGTTCGTCAAACACAATGCCGTCAAAATCCAACTCTTGCTCGGCTAACCATTGCAAGTTGTCGTAGTTGGTCACGACGACTTTTACATCTGAATGGAGCGCAACCAAACGCTGCGCGGGTGTGCCTACGCACACGCCTAAATGCAAAGCAGGTGCCCATTTGACAGCCTCGGCTGACCATACGCTTGTGGCGACCCGTTTAGGGGCTAGGACAAGCCAACGAAGTACGGGTGAGGCTTGCATAGCAGTCAACGTAATCGCTGTCTTACCGGCTCCTACAGGCGCTAACACCATAGCGCGGTCGTGCGTAGCAAGAAAGGCTGCTGCCTCATTTTGGTAGGGTCGCAATAAAAGCATCAACACACTCCTTAGTCCATAATGTTGCGTAGTTTTGGTTTAATTTAGCCATGTCGGCGGCAAAAATTTTTTGTAATTCTGACAATCGACCTCCTTTAGTCTTGAGCTCTACAAACCATGTCGCCCCGTCAGGGAAACACGCTATACGGTCAGCTACGCCACGGTGGCTAGGCGACGTAAATTTGTACGTCTTACCCCCTGCGCGTTCGACCGCCCATTTAAAATAATTTTCGATTTCTGATTCTTTCATGTAAAAAAGTATAGCACAAGCAAAAAATCGTGTACAATTAAATCTCTCTAAACTAAATTGGACTACACAAAATGAAAATTAAAACCATCACTACCGCTTGGATAAGCAATTCTTGCCCTTTGTCACCCGAACAAATATTGAACCCAACAGGTGAAATATTATTAAAAGCAACCGCCTTTACAAATACTGATATGTCTGCTGTTGGGTGGGTAAAAATTGGCACGGCAATTGTTGAGTTTGATTTGATCGACCGCAACGAAATGATTGACAACAAAGTGGTAGCGTTGCAAGCTGAAATGCAAATGATTAAAGCTGACGCGCAAGTTAAAGTGCAAAAACTTGAAGATCAATTACAAAGCCTGTTGGCTATTGAGGTGTCTAAATGAATCACTCAACTATCGTTGGCGGCTCGACCGCCAAACGCGTTATCGCTTGCCCAGCCTCAATTGAATTGGTCGCTAAGATGCCACCAAAGCCTAGCAGCAAGTACGCTGACGAAGGCACGTTATTGCACGACGCCATTAGCCAAATCCTCGACTGTAAGGCAACGCCTGAGTCTGTGATCGGTATGGCTTACGAAGGCATTACGCTTACACAGGAGTTGTTTGATGACAAGATTGCTGTGGCGCTTGCGGCGTTGGATGAAATTGACCCCGATAAGCAGATGGAATTTGCTGTGGAAAGCAGCGTCAACTTTGGTGATCTTTTGCCAGGCGTGTTTGGAAGTGCTGACCTACTTGGTCGGATCGGCAAGAAGGCAATTGTGCTTGATTGGAAATTCGGCAATGGCGTGGCTGTTGAGGCAACCGAGAATGAACAAGGTATGTTCTACGCTGCTGCTGCCATGCGTACGCCGGACACGCAATGGGTGTTTGAAGATGCTGAAGAAATTGAGATCATCATTGTTCAACCGCCGATGGTGAAGCGTTGGGTGACAACGCCAGAGCGTATCGCTAAGTTTGAGTTTGATTTGATTGCTGCGGTCAACGGCCCACGCACTAAGCTAGAGTCCGGTGAGCATTGCCGGTGGTGCGCGGCCAAGCCAACGTGCCCCAAAGTGACCGGTGCTGTTGATCGGGCGCTGAAAACCGCGCTTGTGAACCTTGACGCTGATAAGGTGAGCGAGTATCTCGCGCAAGCCGAACAACTTGAGTCATGGATCGACGCCGTCCGCGTACTTGCGTACGATATGCTTGAGAACAATGTGCGTGTACCAGGTTTTAAGTTGGTCGCCAAAAGGGGCACACGCCAATGGGTAAATGACCAAGTAGCAAAAGATTTATTAGGTGACAAGGCTTATGAAAGTAAGCTAATCTCTGTCGCTCAAGCCGAGAAAATTATTGGCAAAAAGAACTTTCCGGCTGACGTAGCGGTAAGTGTTAGTTCGGGCAGTACGTTGGCTGCGGAATCTGATCCGCGTCCAGCGGTTATTAACCTAGGTAAGCAACTCGCTAACCTAAAACTACTCTAAAAGGTACTCTAATGTTTAACTTAGCAAAACTCCCTGAAGTAAAGTCACTCAGTACAGCCCTGCGTACCATTCAAGCCGAAGTTGGCCCCACTGGTACAGTCATCATCAAGATGGACAAGACCGGCCATTGGGTCTTTGGCGCCGATCAAACCGAAG